CCATGATGATGCTTGTCCTAAAATATTTATTCTCTTTCTGTTCGACAACTGACTCATCTGATAATAGATCGGTATGAGAGGCAAGATTCCCCCAGGTTCTGTCTGTGTGCATCGCCTTTTCAATATCTGCCAATGCCTTTCTCATCTCTTCCGGTGAAATCGTTGCAATATCCATCTTGATCGGCATGACATGATACATTTTTGCCGTTGAATGAACTGATGTCCCCACAATATCGTCTCTCAGGTTTATCCCTGGAAGTTCAGAGGCCTGAAAGGGATTGTTTTCAAGATCACGCCACCAATTAATATGTAAGCCAAGACTCGTGTGATAACCGCCCGTAGTAAAAATGGCAGCGAATCGAGTGTTGATTTTAGTGATGATCTGTTGACGGATGGAGTCTGTCATTTATCTAAGACACTTCCTTTGATAGATTCAGGGTCGTCATGCCGGAACTGCCCGGCTTGATCCCGATGATATAGTAAGTTTCCGCTTCAACCAATCCCTCGATCATCTCGGAGGGACTTTCAACTGTGATCATATTCCCATGCACCAGATGATCTACCAATTTTGTCAGGGTTTTGATCCTGATGGAATTATTCTCTACCCCTAAAGATTCCTCATACGTCTGGACTTCAATAACCTCGATCTTCGTCCCATCGGCCAAATATGCGGACTTCCCAAGACCCCCAGGCCCCAGGAAGTCTGCATTCACCGACTGCATATCTTCGTAAAAACTGCTCAAATCTTACCTCGCCTGAATCACCCTGATATAATCCGAATGAACTCTTTTCAGGACACCTTCACCGGTCTTTATTGCAATGATCGGGGCCAGTCTCTGGGCGCTTGGAACGGTGCCTGCCGAAGTGAGGGCTGTCGTTGCATTTGGCACGCCATCAATAAAAAACGTGATGGTGTGGAGACCGTCAAACCAAAATGAGAAAACATGCCAATCGGCAGCATTAACAGCTGCTGCGGCAATGATTTGAACCGCCTGACCCGCTTTCTTCCAGGTCACATTCCAGGCCGCAGGGGTTGCGGTGAGGATGTTGAAACCGACCAAATCCTTATCGGCAAGGACTCCACTGTCATTGGTCAGAAAATCAGCTGCGGCGGCATTTTCTTCTGCAAGGCCAATAAAGATTGACGTATCCAGAATTTCAAGAGATTTCACTCTTGTCGAAAAGAAAAGAGGTTTCCCACCTGCGTCGGTCATATCGAATGGAGCACTAAGAACTCCAGCACCTTGACCAAATTCGATATAACTTTCATCACGGTCGGTATCCCCGCAGGACACCTCAAGGACTCCACCCGCAAGAGTCTGCAAATTAAATGCTGTCGTCCCGTGGTCGCTCACCGCCTTGGCGTGGACCGGAAGGATGGTCGTATCATCGATGGGGAAGGTTAAAAAATCATCAAAGAACTGGAACCCGACTGCCGGATCACAAAGAATAGCCAGCGCCGGAGCCAGCTCCCATACACTGGTCCCCTCTGCCGGAGAAAACTCGGCGTCCCTGAAAATTGCATTCGTGCCTCTGTTCGGAACATTCGTCCATTTCATCCTTGTTCTCATGGTTTTCCTCCTTTTATTTGTTTCGGGGCAACAAAAAAGGGGCGATCCGTGAATGTCGTGGCATCCACGAATGCCCCTTTTAAGTTCTTGCGTTTCTCTCAGTCTGGCCGGACCTTGAGAAAACCCCTATTTGTGGTCATTATGGAGGGGGGATGATGCCCCTCTCCCGACCAGAATGAGGTTTAAAGTAAATCTAGTTCCTCAATCATTTCTTGAGGCGCATTTGCCGCTATCTGGGCCGTCGTCATTATCGCTTGTGATGGATGAGCGGCGAGATAAATTTCCGCAAAATCATTCAGATCCGTGATGATCTCATTCACCTTGCCCCGAATCTGATAGAGCTGCTCTGCCATTGCCTTCGGATCATTCCTCTCGGCAACGGGAGTCATTAAAACGATAGGGCTGTCATTTATAGCCATTTGTTCACCTCCTGTTATTTAAAGCGAGGGGAGAACTGAACACCTAAAATCACCGGAAGTCCTCCCCTCTTCTGGGAGTTGTCGAAATTAAATAATCGCTGTGACACTTTCAGCGCCCTGATACTTTGCCCCTGAAAGAATCGCCACACCATAGGCAAGACAAGCAGCCGCAGGATTGACAATATCAATCCTGAACCCGATATCTCCCGCATCAAGCTCGATTGCGTCGAGCTCAATTACATAAAAAACGCCTACTGAAGCAATCGGAGGCGCTATCCCCGTCGTCGCTGCCGTCTTCTTTGCCGATAAAACATCATTGTCAGCAGTCCCAAAGGCGATAACAGCTTCATAATAATTGAATACTATTTTCGTCGGTGCCGATGGGGTTGAATCGTTGCAACTTTCGACCGTAATCAGCCCCGCTGCTCGGGAAGCATCGCCAAGATAAATGAGAACCGAAGCGTGAGAATACGCTTCCATATTAACAATTGGACTGTGATGATCACCTCCATTGATATCATGAGGGATATAAAGTGGAACGATATGACCTTGTTCTGCGATGTTGAATTTCATGTTATTAACCTCCTTTTAAATTTTGTTAAGGAGGGGACAAAAAAGGAATCCCCCCCCCTATTGATTGTTATCTTGCACCGAGAGTCACAAAGGGAGACAATGTTCCGGTCCCCTTGTATGGGGTTAAGGCCGATTTCCAGATCGGACCGCCATTATTTCGGAGGATGAATTTGAAGCACATCTCATCGTAAATAAAAAGAACATGCATTGAGGATGTAGCCTCAAGGCCTCCCTTTTCGATGATCATGTAATCATTGAGATCGGCAAAAATGATGTCTCCAACATCCCCCAGGGCCGACGCCTGTTCTATGGGAATCATTGGACGGCCCAAAAGAGTCCCATACGGAGAAACTGATAGACCACCAGGGGGCATATATATTGGAGTGCCACCCATACCGACGATAATCCCCATTGTGAAGAGTTGTGGCTCGATTTCCTGGTTGTAATACCATTCAGCCTTTACTCTGTTGCGAGCTCTCATTCGGGCAAATATCTTGATGATGTTTTCCGTTACAATCGTATCCGCAGCTTGTCCAGTTTCTTTCGTTACCGTGACCAGGGCGGCGCTGTTTAAAATCCCCAAACACTCACCAACTCCAGTACCCCGGACGATTTCATCATCAAGTTTAAAAGAGAATTCCTCCTCAAAGGATCGACTGATGATGGCTCCCGCTGATGCTGCATCCTTCAACATACGATTCGTGGTGTAGCAGAGTCCCATCATGTCCTCAAGTCTCAATTCAAAACTTCCGAACTTCGGCTTTTTGGCCGTGACCGTCGCTGCCTCCGCCCTTCTGTAAACCTGAACACCGCCCCATCTTGAACCGGTTGCTCTGGATGTCTCGTCAATGGTGGGCATCTCCACCCCATCCGCATCGGGTCCAATGGGAACATGCCAACACTTGGAAGCCAAAACCGCCTGCTCCTGTGCCCTCTGCAACAGGGCGAGACTAAAATCCGTCTGAACCAAAAAACCACTCTCTGAGGGAATCGCTGTCCCGAGTCCGGTTGCGTTTAAAATATGAAGTTTGGGATCGATCTTCCCCCCCGGGATTCCCGCATTAAAAACTGCGACCATCTGCTCTCCGAAAGATTTGAAGAGTTTATGATCCTTGGGTTGAGGTTCAACACGATCCAGAGGACCAATAGGAACGATCCTTTTTTGAAGTTCGGCCATAGCGAAGATCCGGAACTCTTCAATCGTCTTCCCATCCTGGACTGCTTTGACCGCATCGGGAATAAGGCTAAACTGGTTTCCGACCTCAAGGATCTCTTTTGCCCTTACCTTTTCGGCCTCGACTGCCTGAACCCTCGCGTAACAACCCGGGCAGCGGCCCTCCACTAATGTCACTCCACACACCTTGCATGTTTCCATCGTTTTTCCTCCTTGTTTTATTGTGATTGGTTCTGTTACCTGGCTGCCCGTTGCCGCAGCGATAACAAGTTCATCCTTTGACCGACTGAATATATTTTTAGGGGCTTTTTTATAGGCCGAAAGATCAAAATTAAGTGAGGCCGCCATACGCATCGGTTCGGCCACCTCATCGGCAAAGCCCCATTCCACAGCCTCATTAGCTGTCATCCAAGTTTCTTCACTCATCAAATCTGCGATATCTTGATTGCTCATCTTAGTTTTTTTCGCATAGGCCGAAATTAACCCCGTTTTGATTTTATCGAGCCCCTCTGCCATTTTCCGATGATCCTCGGCACTCCCAATCGTCAAAGCCAACGGATCGTGAATCATCATCACCGCATTTCGGGGCATAACGACCGTATCGCCGGCCATAGCGATAACGGAGGCAATAGAGGCAGCCAGACCATCAATTGTGACAATCTTTTTTGCAGAATGTCTTTCGAGGGTATTGTAGATCG